CTAAAAGGTACTTGGCGGCACATTTGTTACAGTGTTGCACTTTTGCAACAGGGCAACCCCCCTAAGAGAGCGATGAACCTGTACAAGCACAGCGCAGTACACGGTTCTGTCCAAATCATTACCACTCTGAAAATTATACAGCGTACCCATACCCCCTTTTTTGAAACATTGATCCGAGATCATTGCGCCAAGAAAATTTTTATATTATTAGAATAATATGAGTGATGTTCCGGTAACTATCCCCGAAGAAGTATTGAAGCAGTATGCGCGGTTGCTTGAGAAGCAGAAACAGCACATCTCGAGTGATCACGCGAGGAAGGATTTTATGGCCTACTGCAAAACAGTATGGCCTGAGTTTATTGAGGGGAAGCACCATAAGATAATGGCGCAGAAGTTTAATGGTTTAGCTGATGGTAGTATTAAGCGGTTAATTGTGAATATGCCGCCGAGACATACAAAGTCAGAATTTGCCAGTTATTTATTGCCGAGTTATTTAATGGGGTTAAATCCAAAATTAAAGATAATACAGGCAACGCATACAGGTGAGTTAGCAGTAAGGTTTGGCCGAAAGGTGCGTAACCTTATGAACAGTAACGATTACTCTCTAGTCTTTCCAGATGTAAAATTGCGACAAGATAGTAGTGCGGCTGGCCGATGGGAGACCCATGCTGGCGGTGAATATTTTGCGGCTGGTGTAGGTGGTGCGATTACAGGTCGTGGTGCGGATTTAATGATTATTGATGACCCCCACTCTGAACAAGATGCAATGTCACCTGCGGCATTAGAAAATGCTTATGAGTGGTATACATCTGGTCCACGACAAAGATTGCAGCCTGGAGGAGCGATTGTAATTGTGATGACGCGTTGGTCAGAGATAGATTTGACTGGCAAATTATTAAAACAACAGGCGCGGGATGTATTAGCAGACCAGTGGGAAGTGATAGAGTTTCCGGCATTACTAGATGATGAGAAGGTGTTATGGCCGGAGTTTTGGAAAAAAGATGAATTGTTAAAGGTGAAGGCTTCATTATCAGTTGGTAAATGGGAAGCGCAATGGCAGCAAAACCCGACGAGTGAAACAACAGCTATATTGAAGCGTGAGTGGTGGAATAAGTGGGAAAAAGAAGATATCCCCCAATTAAGTTATGTGATGCAGAGTTATGATACAGCATACAGTAAAAAAGAGAATGCTGATTTTAGTGCGATAACAACATGGGGTGTATTTTATCCAGTTGAGGGAGAACCACCCAATATTGTTCTGGTAGATGCGCGGCGTGGCCGATGGGATTTTCCTGAATTAAAACGTATTGCGAAAGAAGAATATGATTATTGGGAACCAGAATGTGTGATTATTGAGGCAAAAGCCAGTGGTATGCCATTGACGCAAGAGTTGCGTAGTATGGGTATTCCGGTGCAGAATTATTCCCCGAGTAGAGGTAATGATAAATATACTCGTGTGAACTCCATTGCGCCAATCCTAGAAAGTGGGTTAGTATGGGCTCCGGATACTAGATGGGCAGAGGAAGTGATAGAAGAGTGTGCATCATTTCCTGTTGGCGAAAATGATGATTTTGTTGATACAGTAACACAGGCTCTCCGACGTTTCCGCGAAGGTGGGTTTATACAACACCCAGAGGATTATAACGATTATGTCGATGCACCACCCAGAACAAATTCCTATTACGGTTAGAATAGAAGAATTAAAACAGTATATTGAAAAAGTATTGGATGAGGTAGCTGTTATTGACCGTCCTAAATTGCGTGTGATACAGGGAGGTAAGTCAAGTGGCGAAAAAACCTAGCCCTTATAATAATGTTGAGCGTGAATTAACATTGGTGGGTAATCCACTACCTGATGATGAATTAGAAATAGAACTACCGACCGCTGCCCCTGAACCTTCTTTTGATGGTATGGAGATGTCCACACTTGAAGATGGTTCAGTAGAGTTTGCCGAACCTGATGCGGAAGATAAAGGTGAAGCAAAATTTATGGATAACCTAGCTGAGTTTATCGATGATGATGAACTTACAGGTATTTCCAGTATGGTGCTTGAAAAAGTAGATGAGGATAAAGCTTCTCGTAATGAATGGTTAAGCACCTATACAAAAGGTTTAGATTTATTGGGTGTAAAGTACGATAACCGTACAGAACCTTTTCAGGGTGCTACTGGTGTAATACATCCTATGCTGAATGAAGCTGTTAGCCAGTTTCAAAGCCAAGCCTATAAAGAATTATTGCCTCCGAGTGGTCCTGTCCGCACACAAGTCTTGGGTGATACATCACCAGAACTAGAAAAACAGGCAGAACGTATTAAAACGGAGATGAATTACCAGATTCTGCATGTTATGGAAGAGTATGATTCTGAGTTTGACCAGATGTTATACTACTTGGGGCTATGCGGTAGTGCATTTAAAAAGGTTTACCCCGATCCACAACTAGGCAGACAGGTAAGTAAGTTTATACAAGCCGAAGATTTGCTAGTTCCGTACAATGCTACTGATTTAGCATCATGCGAACGTGTAACACATATCATTCGTATGACTGAAAATGAGTTACGCAAGCTACAAGTAAACGGTTTTTACCGCGATCTAGAGGTAAATCCTGGAGAAGGTGAGTATGATGAGCTAAAAGAGGCTAAAGAAGAGCTTTCTGGTTTGGAAAAATCGGGTTCTTATGAAGAATTAGTGCTTTATGAGTGCCATTGTTACCTAGATATAGAAGATTTTGCTGATAAAGATGAAAATGGTGAGCCGACAGGTATAAAACTGCCGTATATTGTTACTGTTTCTGCAGATTCTGGCGAAGTTTTATCTATTTATCGTAATTATGCTGATGATGATGCGTTTAAGCGTAAAAAACAGTTCTTTATTCATTATATGTTTACTCCAGGATTAGGTTTTTACGGTAATGGCTTGATTCATTTACTTGGTAATCTATCGCGCACAGCTACAGCTAACCTCAGGCAACTGATTGATGCTGGTACTTTGTCAAATATGCCAGCAGGGTTTAAAGCGCGAGGGTTACGTATCCGTGATGATGACCAGCCACTTCAGCCTGGAGAATGGCGCGATGTAGATGTTGTTGGAACGGAGTTACGCGGCTCGCTCTTACCTTTGCCCTATAAAGAGCCGAGCGCGACTCTGTTCCAGCTGCTCGGTTTTGTAGTTCAGGCAGCACAAAAATTTGTGGGTACTACAGATATTGGCACAGGCAATATCCAAAATACTGAAATGCCTGTTGGTACGACAGTAGCCTTGATGGAGCGTGGTAGCCGTATTATGTCTGCGGTGCATAAACGCTTGTACAATGCTATGAAGCAAGAGTTTAAGTTACTTGCTGAAATAATCGGTACAGATGGCAGTGATTATTTGTACAATGTTACTGGCAACCAACAAGGTATGAAAGCACAGGATTTTGATGGTCGTGTAGATATTGTACCAGTTGCTAATCCTAATATTTTCAGTATGTCACAACGTGTGAGTTTAGCGAGCGAGCAATTAAAACTCGCGCAAGCAAACCCACAGTTGCATAATACTTATGAAGCATATCGTAGGATGTATAGTGCTTTGGGTGTAGATAATATTGAGCAGATACTTACTCCACCACAACAGCCAAAGCCTACAAATGCCATTACTGAAAATGGTCAATTGCAATTAGCTATGGCTGGTAGGCAACAATTGAAAGCCTTCCCAGAACAAAACCATGATGCACATATAAAATCACATTTAGCTTATTTCAATAGTGCTATTGTAAAAGGTAATCCTGCGGCAATGCAGATTTTGCAAACGCATATATTTGAGCATTTATCTATGAAAGCACAAATGGTTGCTCAACAAGAGATGCTGCAAATGCAACAGCAGGGTCAACAAATACCACCTGAAATGATGCAAAGCCGTTTGGATGAAATAGAGTCCGAGCTAATTACAGCCTATCTACAAGAAGAAGCACAATTGATGGGTATGCAAAAACAAGACCCATTAGTTGAATTAAAACAGCAAGAGCTTATGCTACGCCAACAAGACCAAATGCAGGATGCTCGCCAAGAGCAAATGGAGCTGGAGTTTAATAAACAAAAAGCAAATGAGCAAGCCGCCATCCAACGTGAGCGTATTGGCAGCACAGAAGATATAGCTGCGATGCGAGCACAGATAGCCCTACAACGCACAGCTAATAGAGGGGGTGGGTAATGCCTAGAGGTTTTGGAGGCGAAAACGAAGCAGGAAGAGCTAACGACCCATCAGGTATGTCTTTCGGTGGGGGTATGGATGAAGGCCAAAGCAGTGTAACCGCCGATACTTTTAGCGGTGGTAGCTCTTTTAGCGGTGGTGGCGGTGGTCGGCAAGATGGTCCCGATAGTGAAAGTGGTGGCAATGTTGGGTATGTAGCTACTGGAAGAATGTCTGGTCCAGGAGCTGATGCGTATAATGCAGCTTTAGATGCACTAGCTAAAGGTATGAATCCGTATGCTACTTCTACACAAAATTATGTAGCTAATCAATTAGGATATAGAGAGCCAACAGATATTCCTGGAATGTTTGGCTATGATACCAAAAAAAGTTTTGGTCAAAACGTAGCAAATATGGTTATTCCTGGACGAAATACACCATTAGGTATATTATCGGCAGCTATTCCTGGAACAGATACTGTGAAAGGTATTGTTGGATTAGCAAATACTATTGCTGGTAGAATGGGGATAGGTTCTACAACAAATCCTGCGGCAAAAAATCAAGGTATAGCTTCTGGTAGTACAGTAGTGGGTAAAGATAGTATTGTTGGTGAATATACAGGTCGCCCTGATGATGCTCCTGCGTTTACTGATTTTACTCCATCTTTCCCTAGCGGACAGAACTTTGGTTCCAGAACTACTTCTGGTACACAGCAAGTTGCAGATGCAGGAATAACTCTAGATGATATAATGAATTTTCGGCCACAGGATATAACTGTAACTATGCCTGAAATGAAGATGGCTCCTAAACAAGGTCCAGCAGTAAATGATATATTAGATTATTTTGGCTTACCGCGTACTGTTGATGTGCCTACACCTTTCGGTGATATAAATGTAGGATTTCCAGATCGAAAAGAAACATCTTTTCGTGATTCTATACCGCAGGGTGGTATTGCACAAACAGAGTTAGGACAGTTTTTACAGAACAGAGCACCACAAAATCTTGGTCCTGCTATCGATGATCAATTAGCTTTTACTAATGTTTTCGGTGCTTTAACAGATAAAATGAAACAGGTCTCACCGACATTGGCAAGAAGAGGTAATGTCTTTACTAGCAACCCAGTAGGCACTTCTAGAAACAGAGGTTCTAGTGGATTTGATACTACAAATTTAGAAGAAGCAGCTAAAAATGCTGCGAATTACTTACAAAGTATTAATCCTTTTGGAGATGATTAGCATGACTAAAAAAGATAAAGATGTAAAAGAAATACCTATTGACCCTGAGCAGGAACTACGCGAAATGTTTTTTGATGGCAATTATGATGAAACTATGTCATTTGAAGAATTTAAGCGCAGAGGTATTGCTAATCGAAGTGAGGGTTCCCCTAGAACTGGTGAAGTTGTAAAACGCGGTGGTTCGCGTGGTGCTGGTGCGGCTACCCGAGGGACAAAGTTTAAAGGTGTTCTTTAAACCATGCCGAAGTATTTATCAGAAAATTCCAGATTTGCACAGTTTGATTTAGATAATGATGGAACTGTGACTGATGAAGAAATAGCTCATGCAAAGGATATGCTTGAGTTAGAGTTGCGAGAGGAAAAGGCAGATGCCCAAAAACGAATGGCTTGGGTTGCTGTTGCTAGTATGGTTGGCTTCGCACTTTTGCCACTTATACCGTGGATACCAGAAAAAAGATTAGAGTTTCTGGCAAGTCTTAGTGATATGTTATTTTTAAGTCAAGCCTCTATTGTAGGTTTTTACTTTGGCGCACAGGCATATATGGCAAAGAAATGATCCATGCTTTTTTACTGGTGGTGGTATTAGGCGGTGAAGTTCAAAGTAGAGATATGTATTTCAGATCTATAGTTGATTGTAATTACTTTGCATCGCAAGTAACAAAGAGGTATGGAAATTATGGCAGTCTTAGTTCTGTTCCAGCAGAACACCGAGCTACTGCGTATTGTAAGCCTGTAAAAGTAAATAAAAATACGGAGCTTTATTAATGATTCATATATTACCGATTATATGGTTTGTATCTTTTATGGGGGGCTATCTCTTTGGTTGAAGAAAAGAAAAAACCCATATCTGTAAACGTAGGAGAAAATAGTTTCGAGCTTGTGTTGCGTATATTGGGCAATGAGTTTGTGGCTATAAGAATAGGTTCTACTAATTTCAGTGGTAAATTAATCGCTGGTGGTATTTTGTTATTGTTCTTTACGTTTATGCTTATGGAGGTGTTTGGTCTGTCACGGATAATGGGTGTTGAGTAGTGGCAACTAAACTAAATGAAAATACTGAACTATCAATGCCGATCCGTAACCTTATGGCTATGGTTGTAGGGGCAGCTATAGGAACATGGGCGTATTTTGGGATTATTGAACGCCTTAATACTATGGAAAATAAGATTATCCTAATGGAAGCAGATCTTGGTCAAAATACAGATTTTAGGATTAAGTGGCCTAGAGGAGAAATGGGTGCTTTACCAGCAGACTCCGAACAGTTTATGCTGATTGAACATTTGTCAGAACAACTTGCTAAATTGCAAGAACAAATAGATGAAGGCCGCGCACCACATGATCAGCAACAAAAATTAACATTAGATTTTTATGAAAAAAGATTAACTAATATAGAAGAACAAATAGAAAAGATGCGTAATGGAAGTGATTAAAACAATTACTCTAATATTATATATGGGCGGCGATGTCGCTGAGCATACTGCATTTGAGCAAATAGCTAAATGCCTAAAAGCAAAACGCACCATTGAGCGAAACCTGTATAAAAAATCAACTGCCGTGCGGTATGCTTGTGAAAATAAAACTGTTGAGGTATCAAAGAACTCAGATGGCACAAATTATATTGTGAGGATTATAGAATGATACAGGCACTTATAGGTCCTATTGCTAACCTTGCAGGATCTTGGATGGAATCTAAAGTTGAGCAAACTAAAGCTAAAGGTGCAGTAGCTAAAGCTCGTGCTGAAGCAGAAGCACAAGTTATGGTTACAGCCGCCACCCATGAAGCTGGTTGGGAAAAAATTATGGCTCAAGCCAGCGATAATAGCTGGAAGGATGAAGCATGGACTATTTTATTTATTGTTATTATTGGGATGTGTTTCATCCCGCCTTTGCAACCTTTTGTAGAGCGTGGGTTTGATGCTTTATCGCGCACCCCTGAGTGGTTTCAATGGGCAATGTATGCTTCCATTGGAGCTAGTTTCGGCATCCGTGGTATAAAAGGATTTAAAAAATGAGTTTATACAGGAATATTGCAAAGCGTAGAGCTAGTGGTAAAAAGATGCGTAAACCCGGACAAAAAGGCGCACCATCAGCGGCAGATTTTAGAAATGCTGCTAAAACAGCTAAAAAACGCAAAAAAGTTCGTATGGCATAGATGTCTACCCTTTACATACACGAAAAACTCCGTAATATAATCGTAGATCGGGAAAATATGATTACTGAGCAATTATTGCAAGGCTCAGTGGATGATATAACCGCTTTCAAGGAACTGCGAGCTAGGCTTGCAGAGCTTGCAACTATTAAACAGGAATTAGATCTCCTGCTAAAAAGGATAGAACATGAGTAAAACTCTATTTGTTCCAGAACGGTATGCAAAGGCCGCACAACAAACTGCTAAAAAAGAAACCTCTCCTGAAAATATAACCGCTAAAGAAAAACTGCCAGAACCCTCTGGTTGGCGCATTCTTATTTTGCCTTACCGTGGTAAAGGTAAAACGGCAGGAGGTATTTATATACCAGATGCTACAGTAGACCGTGAAGCACTAGCCACTGTTTGTGGTTATGTAGTCAAAGTTGGTCCACTAGCTTATAAAGATCCTATTAAATTTGGGAACCCTAATGATCCTACTGAAAATTGGGAGCCTTGGTGTAAAGAAGGCGATTGGGTTATTTTTGGTAGGTATGCTGGTAGTCGCTTTAAAATTGAAGGTGGCGAAGTCAGGTTGCTAAATGATGATGAAATTTTAGCAACAATCAATAACCCTGAAGACATTATCCACACATAGGAGTGTATCTTATGCCAGAGGCTAAAAAAGTCGAAGACGACGTTGTAGAAGTGGAATTGGAAAATGACACAGAAGAAAACCAAGAAGACAACAAAGAAACTGCCGAAGAAGAAAGCACAGAAAAAGTCAGTGCAAGCGAAGAAACCTCAGACGAAGACCTTGAAGGTTACAGCGACAAAGTCAAAAAGCGAATTGAAAAGCTCACCTACAAAATGCGGGAGGCTGAGCGTCGTGAAAAAGCAGCTACTGAATATGCTCAATCTGTTCAAAAACAAAATGAAGAGCTTCAGAAACGCAGTTCTCAAATTGATGAATCGTACATAAATGAGTACGATCAAAGGGTAACATCACAAGAGGATGTGTTAAAAAAGCAGCTAAGTGATGCTATCAATGTCGGTGATGTTGATGCACAAATAGAAGCACAAAAATCAATAGCAAAACTAGCTATTGAGACGGAACGACTAAATGTTGCGAAACAACAGCTTGAGCAACGTAAAACAGCTCCTCAAGCAGCTCCTCAACAAACACAGGCACAAACACCTTCACCCGACCAAATTGACCCTAAAGCACGGTCATGGGCTGAACGTAATACTTGGTTTGGTCAGGATGAGCCTATGACGTTGACAGCGTTTTCAATACATAAACAACTTGTTGAAACTGAATATTTTGATCCTACGTCAGATGAGTACTATACTGAGTTGGATAAACGTATTCGAACTGAGTTTCCCCATAAATTTCAACAAGATAATAGGTCTTCATCTCGTGCTCCTGTAGCTGGTGCAACACGCTCTTCAGGAAAACCCTCAAATAAAAAAATCAAATTAACACCTTCTCAGGTTGCAATCGCAGATAAATTAGGTGTATCTTATGAACAATACGCGAAGCAACTTGCTCGCTTACAATCGTGAAGGAATAGATCATGGATCGTACCCCACGCACTACTGCCACTCGTGAAAAAGAAACACGTCGTAAACCTTGGCAACCTCCGTCTTCGTTAGACGCCCCACCACCCCCTGAGGGTTATATACATCGTTGGATCCGTGAATCGGTTATGGGTTTTGACGATAATAAAAACCTTTCAGCTCGCCTACGCGAAGGCTTTGAATTAGTTCGCGCCGATGAGTACCCTAATTTTGAAGCTCCTACCGTACAAGATGGTAAACACGCAGGAGTTATTGGAGTTGGTGGCCTCATTTTAGCAAGGTTCCCTGTTGAGTCAAAAACCGAGCGTGATAAATTTTATCGCGAAAAAACAGCTGACCAAATGAATGCTGTTGATAATGACCTTATGAGGGAACAACATAGTTCGATGCCTATTCATAATGAAAGGCAGTCTCGTGTAACCTTCGGAGCCAAAGGAGGCTCCGAACAATAAGAAGAGGACTAGATAATGGCTGGTACAAACCTTGATGCCCCATTTGGCTTGCGTCCGTATAATCTTCTAGGTGGCGCAGCGAACTCCAACGGTTTGACGTCTTATCTTGTACAAGTTAACGGAACAGCTGGATCTTCATCCGCTATTTATCAAGGCGATATGGTGATTCCGCTTACTAATGGACTTGTAGATGTAAGTGCGGCAGATGGTGGTAGTGTTGCTATCCTAGGTGTTATGGCAGGATGTCAGTATGTAAACACTGCTGGTGAAACAGTGTTTGATAATAACTATCCTGGAACATCTTCTTTGAAATCAAACAGTGAGGCGAGGGTTTTTGTTTATGATAATCCTCACCAAGTGTATGAGGTCAAAGCTGATGCTTCACTCACTAATATTGCAACGGCAACCGCGTTGATTCACTCTAATGCAGAGGGAGTAAACTTTGGTTCACAGAATGGTTCAACTGGTATTTCTATCGGTGAAGTTTCTGTGGCAACTGCTGGTGCAACTACGGCTACGGATAACTTCCGTATTGTGGGAATTAAAGATCCATTTGATGAGATTGATGTAGCATCTGCTGGTGTCACATTGCTTGTTAAATTGAACCTCCCATTCCATACTGCAACCACTGGTCTATAAGGAGTAATTAGATATGGCTATTGCAAGATCCCAACTCCTTAAAGAACTAGAGCCTGGACTAAACGCTCTGTTTGGTATGGAGTATGACCGTTACGAGAATGAACATGCTGAGATTTATGACTCAGAAAATTCAGATCGTGCGTTCGAAGAAGAGGTAATGCTCGCTGGCTTCGGTGCTGCACCCATCAAACAAGAAGGTGCTGCGGTATCGTTTGATATTGCTAATGAAGCATTTACTGCTCGTTACACACATGAAACAATCGCACTTGCGTTTTCGATTACTGAAGAAGCCGTTGAGGATAACCTCTACGATAAGCTCAGCTCTCGTTATACTCGTGCATTGGCTCGTTCCATGGCTAATACAAAGCAGGTCAAAGCAGCAGCTACGCTGAATAACGCTTTTGATTCTAGCTTTACACTTGGTGATGGTAAAGAATTGTGTGCAACAGATCATCCAACCACTGCTGGTGGCAACTTCCGTAATGAGTTGACAACTGCGGCTGACTTGAATGAAACGTCACTTGAGCAATCACTGATTGATATTTCAGCTTTTATCGATGAGCGCGGTTTGAAAATTGCGCTTCGCGGTATGAAGATGATTATCCCACCAGCGTTGCAATTCGTGGCAGAGCGGTTGATGGCTACTAATCTGCGTCCTGGAACAGCAGATAACGATGTCAACGCAGTCCGTAATATGGGTATGCTTCCTGAAGGTTATGTGGTTAACCACTTCCTAACTGATACGGACGCGTTCTTCATTAAAACGGATGCACCAAATGGCTTTAAGCATTTTGTTCGTACACCGATGCAAACTGCTATGGAAGGCGATTTTGACACAGGTAACGTGCGGTACAAAGCTCGTGAGCGTTATAGCTTCGGCGTATCTGACCCTCGTTGTGTATTTGGCTCTCCTGGAGCGTAACACAAAATATTCAAAAGGGCGGCTTGCGAGCCGCCCTTTTTTTGTTTATAGTTTTTCTATCCTGACAGTTACATAGTGTAACTGACATTAGCCAAGACAGGAGATTGACATGGCTACTACTACTTTTTCGGGACCAGTCCGTTCGAAGGGCGGTTTTAATGTAATCAATGAAAGCAGCACAACTGGTGCAGTTACGGAAACGGGTTTTTCTGTTAATGCTACAGGCCAGATTGTGTCAATGGGAACACGTAAAATACAGTCTTTTGCGGGTACTCTAGCAGCAACAGACGCTGCTTCAACAGCTTACGCTAATAATGATTGTCTTGTAGAGCTTGGCACTCTAAACGTAGATGCGCCTGATGATTTGGTTACACCAAGCAAAATATTTATTCATCGCGCATTAATTGGCATCACAACTGCCGCTGGTCAAACTCTTGCTGGAAACCTTGCTCTGAGTTCTACAAGCGGTACAGCCACTAATGCTGCTGTTTCAGGAACCGAGATTGTTGGTGCTGATGTTACTTCGTTCAACGAGCAGTTGAGCGCAACTCAGTCTATCACTGAGATTGACATCAACTTCAACGACACTGCTGGTAATTACCACATCTTTGTTCCAAACATTACCGCCGCCGTTGCAAATGTACATCTGTATGCTAGAGCTACAACAACTGTAAATGCCGATATTACTGCTGGCAGATTTACTGTGGAGCTAGAATACTCAGTTTACTAATAGGAGAATGTTATGGCTGATGCAGTCACTTCACAAACTTTAATAGACGGTGAGCGCACTGCTGTATTAAAGTTTACAAACATCTCCGATGGTTCCGGCGAAAGTGCTGTAGCAAAAGTAGACGTTAGCTCTTTATCGGTTAGTGGCAATAAACAAACTTGCACAGGATGCTCTATAGAAAAAATATGGTGGCAGTGCAATGGCATGAAAGTCCAAATGCTTTTTGATGCTACATCAAATGTTATTGCGATTGAACTAGGTGAAAATCAAAGCGGATACCATGATTATAGTTCTTTTGGTGGGATAACTAATAATGCTGGCAGTGGCAAAACAGGTGATATTTTGTTCACAACTGTAGGCCATAGCTCTGCGGATAGTTATACCATTATACTGCAAGTCCGTAAGGAATACGCATAATGGCTACCACTAAAGATGTAAAACGCACTCCCTCTGGTAAGTTGACTTATCGGGGGGAGACGTTTCCCGGATATAACAAGCCCAAACGTACTCCAGGAGCTAAAAAGAAATCTGCGGTGTTAGCTAAAAAAGGTAGCCAAATTAAACTGGTTCGTTTTGGTGATCCAAATATGAGTATTAAAAAAGACCAACCAGCAAGGCGTAAATCTTTCAGAGCTAGACATAATTGCGCGAGTGCTAAGGATAAATTTAGTGCGCGGTATTGGTCATGTAAGGCATGGTAATGAAAGCAGATGATGTACTAAAGTTGTTAGAAAAACATGAGGCAGATTGCAGTGAGCGATATGCCGAAATACAAAAACAACTTGATAAATTAGATATGAGATTGTGGGGCATAGCAGTGTTGATTATAGCGGCTGCGGCTGTGCCGAGATTAATGTAATGGCAATGACTCGTGGTAATATGGCTAAACAGATTAAAAAAGCCCCTGCGAGCCGTAAGAAAAAGAAAAAACGTAAAATACCAGCTAAGTATTTAGCTGGTTTAAGTTCAGAAGATAAAGCTAAACGTCGTAAAGAAATACAACGTAATGCTCGTAAATCATCAAAGGATCCTTCAGCTTATGATTTCCCAAGTGATACTAATAAGTCAGGAGTTAGAAGGAAAACAAAAGAATCCGTACATACCAAAAAGTTCCGTAAGATGTTTGGAGGTAAAAAGAAATAGTTATGGCAAAAAAATTATCTGCAAAGCAAAAAAAGTTAGCGGCTTTTGCACCGCCACGAAACAAGATTACTCGTGCGGATATTATTACTGCGGCTAAAACAAAAGGAAAATCTAATGGCACTAAGCGCGGGAACAAAAAAGTCGCTCGCAAAAAAAGCTGAAGCGGCTCGTAAAAAAGGTAAAAAGGTCACAGCTGGACAACTCGCAAGAGTTTACAATAAAGGTTTGGCAGCGTACAGAACAGGACATCGTCCTGGAGCAACACCTAGTCAGTGGGCAATGGCTAGGGTAAACAGTGTCTTGACTGGTGGCAAAGCAGCCAAGGTAGATGCACATATTTTTGGCAAAGGTAAAAAGCCCAAAAAGGAGGCTAAAAAGAAAAAATGAGTTTTTTAACAAGTAACGTCCCTTACTTCAAATGTTGGGTGAGGAGGGAGTATACTTGCAATCACGAAGACTTCCATGGAGAGTTCCTTCATGCAATGGCAATAGCCGTAACGACTATGCCAAATAGATGCTTGAGTTTCCAAGTTTTATTCACGGGTTGTGAAAGCGATATAACTGGTGAAGAAAACGTTCATGGTGGTGCTATGTGGGCAAGGATGCCAATAACAGCTTTAGTCGGTGATACAGCATTTGAAGGCTGGCCTGATCCAATGGATGTATACCAAGCACAGCCTTGGGATTGTATGTCTCGCACACATTCTGTGTACAGTTTAAATAGAGCCCAACCCTGTCCATGGCTTGCAAAAATAGATGGTGAATTTTATCCAGCTAAATATTTTTTTACTGTTGATTACACAGATAGCGAGGTAGCAGATGATCCAGCTCAACACAAACAAAGCCATGTGTTAGAGCTACTGGATGCTGGTAAGTGGACAGGCAATATTGTGGCTTTGCCTAATAATCGTGTGAGGGTTACACATCCTGCTTGGTATGTAACAGGTGAGGGTGCTCCTAAGTTTAAACCGTCGCAACACATTCACTATTCAAAATCTGATTTAGACTATACAATGGATGTAAATCGGATCTTTGATAATCTTTATGCAGAAGAGGATGAAGAAAATGGCGAAGATGAAAAAGAAAATGTACGCAAAAGGCGGCATGGTAAAAAAGACCAAGATGGCTAAAGGCGGTATGGTCAAAAAAGATATGAAGAAAATGGCTAAAGGCGGTATGGTCAAAAAAGACATGAAGAAAATGGCTAAAGGCGGTATGGTCAAAAAGCCAATGAAAATGTCAAAAGGTGGTTCTGTAAACAAAAGTAACCCAAAAGTTATCAAAGGTCCTTATAGTTAATGGCTACCTCTGAGTCCACAGATTTTGAACTTGATGTAAGTGATTACATTGAGGAGGCTTTTGAGCGTTGTGGCTTAGAGGTTAGAACAGGTTATGACCTAAAAACGGCTAAACGTTCTATGAATCTGTTGTTTGCTGATTGGGCAAATAGGGGTTTAAATAGGTGGACTATAGAGCAAAGCACTCTTTCTATAACAGCAAGCACTGCTATATATTCTCTTCCTGCTGATACGATTGATATTTTAAGTGCTGTTATTAGAACAGGTTCTGGGACTACACAATCTGACACGCAAATAACTCGTATTAGTAGGGATACTTTTTTAAATATTCCTAGTAAAAATACAGAAGCGCAGCCGAGTCAGTGGTATGTGGATAGGCAAATAACCCCACAAATCCGGTTATGGCCTACCCCTGATAAAGCGTATACGTTGGTATATGACAGGTTAACTCGTATACAAGATGCAGACTCTGCAACCAATACACTGGAAGTCCCTTTTAGGTTTTACCCTTGTTTAGCTGCGGGATTAGCTTACTATCTTGCAATGAAAAGAGCTCCTGATAGGATACAGGTTTTAAAAGCAGTTTATGAAGAAGAGTTTAGCCGTGCAGCGTATGAAGATGTAGACAGAGCTAATCTTAGTCTAGTCCCTAGAAGAGATTACTATGGGTTTGGTTGATGGCATATGCTCTAGGCAAATATTCTTATGGTATCTGCGATAGGTGCGGCTTTCGTTATCCTTACCTAGATTTACGCGAAGAGTGGAATAATTTTAAAGTTTGTCCAGAATGTTATGAGCCTAAAGCTCGTCAATTAGAGCCGACACAAACAGGTGCAGATGCGGAAGCTTTGTTTCAACCTAGGCCAGATGTTCCAGAAATAGATAATATAACTGTTTCTTTTCCTGTTACAAATACAGATACTTTTTCAAAAGGTCTTAATATAGTGGCCTTACAAGGACAAGTAGGAACAGTTACTTTAGGTGGGGATGTTGTAACTCCCGTTACTTCGACGATTACAGGTGTTTCTGGCACAGGTGCAGTAGGGACTGTTACGGCCTCTGGCACAGGCACAAGTATAGCTGCAACCTACACTGTTACAGTGCAGTCATATTTAGGAGCTAATAAATATTATCTTAATAGCTCTTTACAATTAACAGTTAATTTAAGTGAAGGATCAACTTATAGATTTGATCAGTCAGATAGTAGTAACTCTGGGCATCCTTTGCGGTTTTCAACTACATCAAATGGTACGCATGGGGGTGGTTCACAATACACAACTGGTGTGACTACAAACGGCACTCCTGGATCCTCTGGAGCATATACTCAAATAACAGTAGCTTCTGGAGCTCCGACGTTGTATTACTATTGTACGAACCATAGTGGTATGGGTGGACAGGCGAACACACCATGAGTTTTACATATACAGAATTAAAAACAGCTATTAAAGATTATACAGAGAACCAAGAAACCTCTTTTGTAGCCCATTTATCTGACTTTATTAAAGCTGCTGAACAAAGAATTTTTACTACTGTTGATTTAGAATTTTTTCGTAAAAATGCCACGGGGTCTTTGACTTCAGGCAATCAATTTTTACAAATGCCTACAGATTTTTTAGCAGCTTTTAGTTTAGATATTACAAGTAGTAGTTCTAAAATTTTTCTTCAACAAAAAGACGTTAATTTTTTGCAAGAGTTTAACCCAGATTCCAGCACAGGTATTCCAAAATATTATGCTATATATGATTATCAAAATTTTATATTAGCTCCTGTCCCAAATGCAAACTTCAGCTCTGAGTTACATTATTATTATAGACCGACCAGTTTAACGGCTAGTGAATTTGTGCTTACTGTTAGCAGTGTAAGTGGCACGTTTCAAGCATCGGAGACAATAACTGGAGGAACAAGTGGGGCTAATACCACGATATCTTCCATAACGTCTTCTACAGTATTTACTGTTGTAATACCTAGCACTGATTTTACTGTAGGTGAAACAGTTACAGGAGCAACAAGCGGAGCTACTGGAACTGTTGTTTCTACAAGTGCTGATACTACCCTTACTTATCTGAGTGAAAACGCACCTAACACTATGTTGTATGGAAGTCTTGTTGAAGCCTATACATTTATGAAAGGCGAAAAAGACATGATGGATTTATACAATGGTAGGTTTATAGAATCGTTAGGCAGAATAAAAGATCTGGCAGAAGCCCGAGAAAACACAGATGCTTACAGAACAGGACTACCAAGTCGGGCAAGAACATGAAAATAGCTATAGTTGGTTTAGGTGGCAGTTATGCTGACTATATTTCTGCTAGAATAGCTTCACAAGAATTTGATGAAGTATGGGGTATTAATTGTATAGGTGGTGTCATACACGTTGATAAGACGTTTATGATGGATCCTGTATCTAGGTTTTTAGATACAGAAAATGCTGGCACACAAACTGGCATAGCTAGAAAATTTTTAAAAGAAAACAAAAACCCCATATATACTTGTGAGTTAGATAAAAGGGTTAAAGAGCTACAACTTTTTCCACTTAAAGAAGTGGCGACAGAATTAGGGTACTGTTATTTTAATAATACTGTCGCTTATGCTATTGCTTACGCTATATGGACAAAAGCCACTTGTATTTGTTTGTATGGTTTAGATTATACTTATAAAAATGTAAGTATGGCTGAGTCTGGTAGAGCTTGTGTAGAGTTTTGGTGTGCTATCGCGGTAAGCCGAGGTATCAAATTAGAAGTAGCCCATAGGTCTAGTTTATTAGATACAAATGTTCCTGATAATGAAAAACTCTATGGCTATCATAGATTAAAAGATCCACTTGTTCAAACAGTACAAGAGGGTGGTTTAATGATAGTAAAACAATCTGAGTTTGAACCGCCTGAGCCTGTGGAAAATAATCCTATTTTGTTTGGGAGGCATGATAATGTTTGATTTAAGTGTGGCTACAGTTGGCACAGCTAGTGTGATGACTTCAGAAAAAGGAGGGTTATCTAACGATCAAATAGCAGAAATGCTGACTAATAAATTAATTTATGTTTCGGATGATGCTCCAGAACCAATACGTTTACAAGCAGAGGCTTTTAAAGAAAAAGTTAGAAATTTAGCCCAATACTATATTGAGTTGGCGAGAAAAGAAGAACGTGCTACTATTTGTGCGAAAGTTCGTGACGCTGGACAAGAACAGTTAGCTCAAGCTATTGGGAGAATATAATGGCAATCGCACAAGCAATGTGTACCGCATTTAAACAAGAGTTGATGTTAGGTACTCACAATTTCGCTACAAATGGCAATGCTTTTAAATTAGCTTTGTATGCAGAAGGTAGTGGTGGCAAATCAAGCACAACAGCAACATTAGGGGCTGCTACAACAGCTTTTACTACTACAGGTGAAGTTGCTTCTAGTGGAACATATGCCACAGGTGGTGGAACACTTACAAAAGTTGCTCCAACAACATCAGGAACTACAGCATTTACTGATTTTGCTGACCTTAGTTTTACTACAGCAACTATCACGGCAATGGGAGCTTTGATCTATAATAGCACTAATAGTAATAAAGCTGTCGCAGTTTTGGATTTTAGTTCAAATAAAACATCCACTTCTGGTACTTTTACTATCCAGTTCCCAACAGCAGATGCCAGTAACGCTATTATCCGCATAGCATAGTGAGCTAACTATGTCAAATGTAACAGGTTGGGGTCGAGGCACTTGGGGTCAAGGAGCTTGGAATCAAGCCATACCTGTTACTGTCACGGGCGTAGCTGCAACCACTGCGGTTGGTAATGTAATTGTCATACCCTCCATCGCTGGCGTTGCCACAGGTGTTGTTGCTTCAGGTCTTATAAATTCTGTTACCGTCACAGGCACAGGCCTCATATCACCAACAGGTGTTGTTGGTACAAGTGCTGTAGGTGATGAAACAACTAATTGTTCTGCAAATGTAGCTGGTGTTGGTGTTACCGCTACTGTCAGTTTTGGTGATGAGTCTGTTGCGGCTGGTGCAAAAGCCACTGTTACAGGCAATGTCGGGACTGGTGCATTAGGAACAACTTCACAAACAGGTGCTTCTACCTTATCTTTAACAGGCACGTCTGGCACAGCTACTCTGGGAACTGGGTATGTTCAAAATACATTGTATTCGTTCACAGGGGTTGCAGGAACAGGAAATGTTGGTATAGTTCTAGTCTACACAGCTATCGTTCCTAGCCAAACTCCTAATTGGACAGCGGTCACAGTAACGACAACTGCCTGGACGGATACTACCCCGTCGCAGACTCCAAATTGGGAAGAGATAGCGGCTTAGGAGTAACAGATGGCGAGTTCTTTTAGTACAAATTTGGGAATAGAAAAACCAGCTACAGGTGAATTATCTGGTAGTTGGGGTGATGTTACCAATTTTAATTTTGATATATTTGACAGGATTTTGGGTGCATCAGACTTAACTGCCTCAAACCTCACAACCACCCTTACAATAAGAGCGGCTTCTCCCACCTCTGGACAAAGTAACGTGCAGACTGGAATGTTCGCGGTTATCAATCTCAAAGATAGCGGTTCTGATCTAGGCGGCGTAAATGTCGTGACTATTGCGCCAAATACCGCTACTAAGTTCTTTATTATTAAAAATTCTTTGACTGGTAGCAGGGCAGCTACCATAAAACAGGGAACAGGAGCCACAGTGTCAATACCAAATGGAACGACCGACATTGTGTTTTGTGACGGGGCTGGGTCTGGAGCCGCCGTTACGGGGGTTGCGGCCTCACTGAATATTGCAGATAACACAGAGGTCGCTGGCACAGCGACCGCATTAGCAATCGCGCTTGGTTGATAGGAGTATAAGATGGCAAATGATGCTCAAGTGACAATGCAAGTGACAGTTTTGCCAGATGAGATCGCAAAGACTTTTTCGGCAAGCATGACTGTTACCCCTGATGATGCCAATGATAAGTGGTATTACAAAAAGACTAGCGTATCTAACTCTAGCACAGATTTAATTGCTGGAAACTTTCTTGATTATACAGCCGTTGATGATGATACTGCGCCAACTGCTGTGGCTACAGGCGATAAGGTAAAGTTCTTGTTTATCAAGAATGTAGATACCAACAGCCGTAGTATTTATATAGTTTTGGATGCTGGCACAGCCTCTTCTAGCGCAACAGACGGTATTACCATAGGTCCAAGCGAGTCTTTTGCGGCGAGATTACCTAACACAACAGTAGCAGATATACATGCTATATCGTCTGCATCAACCGCAGAGGTCATCGTATGCGCTTTGCTTGATGATGTATAAGGAGTAGGACATGGCTAATACCTTTAAAAATAAGGTGTTTAACGGTGAAAGCAGCCTAGCTAATTCAGATATGGCTGTTTACACCGTGCCAAGTTCTACCACTACAGTTGTAATTGGTTTAACGCTGGCAAACACTTCAACCGCTCAAATCACTGCCGACATTAAGCTAAACGCTGGTGACATGGTGTTTTTAGCAAAGGACATTCCAATCCCTGCCGCATCCAGTTTTGAATATATGGCAGGAAACAAAATTGTCATGGAGACTGGGCATAGTTTGATTGTACAAAGTGACACGGCAAACAGCCTAGATACAGTAGCGAGTATAATGGAGATCACTTAATGCCACTTCTTGGAAACACCTTAGTATCCAGTTTCAAGGCTAGACCTACTCGGCAGGAGTTTAGTGGTGATGGATCTACCACCACCTTTACCTTGAATCAGACAGTTCGTGCAGAGGATATTGTGGTTTCTGTAGACGGTGTGGTTCAAGAGCCGACAGGTGCTTATACAGTGCCTGATGGAACTACCCTTACCTTTACTGCTGCGCCATCTAGCAATTCAGGTAACAACATCTTTGTGATTTACATGGGTGTGACCAGTGGTTCTATCTCTCCTGCTGTAGAAAATCGAGGTAACTTTAAGTCTGGCGGTATCTTCCGCACAAATAATCAAAGCCTGACTGTAGACACC